TAGAGAAAATAAATCCCCGATCACTGTTTTCGATAACACTTCTAGCCAAGATACTAGTTTAACATTTCCAGGTAGAAACGTTGTTGGGTATGGTCAGATAATTGCTGAAAATTTTCTATCACTGTTAGAAAATTTTGCTAGTGCCAATCAACCAGTTAATCCGGTTGAAGGACAACTATGGTATGATACCACAAATGGTGTTCTTCAGTTGTATGATAACACAAACTGGAAGGCAGCATCAAATATTCAAAAAGGTCCCACAGAACCATCAGTCGAAAATTCCAAGGTTGGCGAACTATGGGTTGACACAACAAACCAACAGTTAAGAATTTATACGGGTTCAAGATGGTTACTGGTTGGTCCAAGCGAAAGTGCCATTGATGGTAAGAGATACGGTCCGGCAGTGGAAAAAATTGTGGACCAGGATAACTTTGACAGAAACGTATTAACATTTTATATTGCAGATACTCCAGTTGTAATTCTTTCTAGAGATTCATTTACACCAAAGATTGAAATTAGAGGGTTTGATCAAATTAAGTCAGGCTTAAACATTGCCACTCCGGCAAATGCCGCAGAAGCAACCGAGTTTGAGAGCATTTTCTTAGGAGGCGAACTTCCTAAGTTAATAGGAACAGCGGCAAATGCAGATGCTTTAAATGTTGGCGGAAATGAAATAGCAGCGGCAAAATTTTTAAGAAGTGATACAACAAACACAACGGAATTTGGTTTCAATATTAGAAACAATCAAGGACTAACAATAGGTCTTGATGGAAACTTTCAATTAACAACATCGGCAACTTCGGCAAAAATCTATAACAGTGCTGCTGGTAGTTCACTTGATTTACAGGTAAACAGAAACGGTATACCTGATACAATTTTAAGAATTCTAGACGACAAGGTTGGTATCAACGTTGCTGCACCAAACAGTGAATTGGACGTTGACGGCGACATCGGTGTAACAGGATCAATACTTGTTACAAACACAAATGATACAATCAATCTAAGCACAGGTAGCATAAGAACTACGGGCGGAGCAGCAATTAGCAAGAGCCTAAGAGTTGGTCAGAATCTTATTGTTCAAGGCAACACAGTAACAAAAAATATCTTACCAGAAGCCAATGAAACTTATGACATAGGATCAACTGCTTTTAGATGGAACGAAATTAAGGCCAAAAAAGTTATTGCAGATGAAATAGAAGGAACAATCAGCGGTAACATTACTGGTAACGCTAATACAGCAACTAACCTAAAGAATGTAACTAGTTTTACAATTGCTGGAGACGTTGTATCCAGCGGATTTACGTTTGATGGTATCGGTGATGCCAAAGTGTTTAATACACAGTTGACGGCAAACATTATTACTAGTAAGGATGAACCTTTACCTAATAGATCAGCTCAAGGAGATCAGATATTAGTTTATAGGGCAAACCCAGCAACAGGCAGCTCTTCCGTTGGTCTTCTAAAACAATCAAGAGATACTTTTGTTGCAGATCTAGGAGTTCCTATTGGTGCAATATTACCTTACTCAGGTCCAACAGCACCATATGGTTATCTATTGTGTGATGGCGGTGAAGTTGAGATTGCAAAATTTAGAGCATTGTATGACATTATTGGAACAACATATAATGGAACGGCAGCATTGAATGGTGCGGTAGGAAAGACATTTAGAGTTCCAGACCTTAGAGGTAGATTTGCTCTAGGTAAACACAACATGGATAACAACATAAATGTTCCTAATGATGTTGGAGGAACAGTTGACAATGGTGGTGGATCACCAGTTCCTGCTAGAATTTCAGGAACTGAACCAGAAACACTTGCAGCATCCAGCGGATCTAGTTCTGTAACACTTACGCTACAGAATTTACCTGAACACACTCACACGCTTCAGGGAGACAACGAACAATTTTACGCAGTAAGGGTTGATACTGCACCTACTATCAGTTCCATTTCAGGTAATGGACCTAATAACCCAGGTGAAGCACAGTATCTTCCAGACACTGGAGGAATTACTAAACCAACAGGAACTTCATTGAGTTCGCCAGTTGGTATAATGAACCCATACCTTACTTTAAATTATATAATTAGATCAGGACCACCTGCTTTTGAAACAATAGGAACATAATAGATGGCTTATCAAATTAATAAAACCGATGGAACGATTGTAGCAACCGTAGCAGATGGTCAGATTGATAATATTTCAACTGATATAACTCTTATTGGTAAAAACTACAGCGGTTTTGGTGAAGCACTGAACGAAAACTTTATTAAACTTCTAGAGAATTTTTCAAGCACAACGCAACCAGTCAACCCAATCAAGGGACAGATTTGGTTTGATGGAACTGAAAACAAATTAAAAGTATACAGTGGAACAGCATTTGTTCCTGTGAGTTCTGCAACAATTTCAAATACACAGCCTACAACACTTGGTGTTGGCGATCTTTGGTTTAACGATACACAGAAACAGTTATACTTCTTTGATGGAACTAGCACAATTTTGCTTGGACCTGATTATTCACAAACACAAGGACTTAGTGGATTTAGAGTCACAAGCATACTTGACTCATTAAACCAAACACGTGTAATCACCATTTTGTATAACAACGGAATATTGTTGGGAATATTCTCGAAGGATTCTTTCACACCCAAGAATGCCATTGAAGGATTTAGTGGAAGCATTGAACCGGGTTTCAATCAAGGAACTCTGTCAGGAATGAAGTTTGACGTCACTGCCACTAATGCAGAAAAATTAGGTGCAGTTGATGCAACAACATATGCAAGGCGAGATACGTCAAACCAATTTGCTGGACAAATTAGGGTCAATTCAAATTTAGGTATAGTATTTGGTGGTGGTGACCAAGGTAACCTAACTGTAGATGCAAACGGTAACATATTTTTCTCAAACTCATCACAGGACAAGACGCTTACAATTAATGTTAGAAAGGGTATCGTGCAGGAAAATGCCGTGGTCATTGATGCTGCGGATAGAAAGATTAGCCTATATGATGGATTCACAGACAGTGAAATTGTTATGGGGGGCGATGTTGAGATCAAGGGTAACACAACGATCAGAGGTCAGTTAACCATCGAGGATGGCGATATACTTTCTCTTAATACACAAAATTTAGTTGTTGAAAACAAACAGATCGAACTAGCACAGACGGGTGACGACGCTACAAATTCAGACACAGTTGCCGATGGCGGAGGTATTGTATTAAAAGGACCTGCGGGCAATATTGATCACGTATTCCTTTGGTCAAATCTAGGTTTAGCATCAACAACAAGAACTCCAACCCTTGCTGCACAGGCATGGACTTCATCGGAACACATTAACCTTGCAACAGGTAAAGCATTTAAAATTAACGGCGTGACGGTGTTAGATGGAAACAGTTTAGGAACGGGAATCACTTCCATTCCAGGCGTTACATCATTCGGAACACAGAATCTTCTAAACATTGGTTCAACACCTCCAACTGCCGATATGAAACTCGAAGTTGATAGTGGTAGTGGAAATCCTAGAATTACTACAATTCTATCGAACAGTGATTTGGAACTAGCACCAGATGGAACTGGAAACGTTTCTCTAATCGGAAGTCCTAAAATTACAGGACTAGCAGATCCTACCAATGCACAGGATGCCGCAACCAAGGAATATGTTGACGATATTGCTGAGTCAAGAAGCCTAGCGTTTTCGATGGATCTTTCGGATGGTAAACCAAACAGTTATATTGGTGGAACCATTCTTGCAAATCTAGCACCACCGGTAGAATACAGAAACGGAACGATTGCAAGAATACTATGCACAACACTTTCAAATTCAACAACCAGTTTGGATATTAATCCACTGTTAAATGAAACAACAGCAGAATTTAATACACCAACAGGAACCGCATTCGCTGTAACGAATGTTGCAGTATCAACTGCAACTATCGCAGCACCAACAATTGTAACAACTAGAGTCGTTAAGACCTTCCAACTGTTGGCAGGAACTTGGACGTTTGTTTCAGAAGTGGCATTACCATAGGATTATAGGAGCGTTAGATGGCATATGTAATTAATAGAAGTGATGGAACAGCATTTACAACATTGCAGGATGCTACCATCAACACGGATTCAAGTTTAACACTGGTAGGTAGAAACTATATAGGTTATGGTGAACTACAGAATGAAAACTTTCTCTTCCTATTAGAAAATTTTGCCAATACTAGCGCACCAGCAAGGCCAATCAGCGGACAGTTATGGTTTGACACCAATACT